TGATGGTGTTGGTGGACTTGTGGATGATGTAGTTCACCATGAAGAGACAGTTATCACCCAGGGACCTGTACTTGTTCCCGTCGAACTGAGCAGCCAGATCCCGGTAACCTAGCTTGAAGCTTTGTGGGACAGGCACGGCCATGACCTTCACCCAGTTCGAGCCCAGGAATGCCCCTTGGGGGGTCGACCATTGGACAACAAGGTTGCGGCCATCGCCAACTCGTTGCAACTCCACAAATTTACCCTTCCATTCGATGACTGCATGCATGGGGGCGAAGTTCACTCCAGCGACTCGACCAAACAACGGCCGCAAGTAAACATAAGCATTACTGGATGGGGGGTGTCGGCAAGCGATCTCCCTCCTGAATTCCAGAATGTCAGGTACAGTGTCGAGCCCTGTGGGGAAGCCGAACCGGGTTGGCAAATATGAGTGCACTGGCGCTTCGGACATTCCAGGTGACTCATCAATCGGCATTGAGGCGCCAACTGCCCTGGCAAAACGGATGATGTGGTTCGCCCAATCCTTAGCAAGTAGGGAATAGCTGGCTATGAAACGCTTTAAGTGTGAAGAACCAGTCATCAGGCCCATCAAAGGGAAATTTTTGAGGATGTCTCGTTTCCTCACAAGACCCACCTCCGCAAGGATTGCCAATGCGACTCTTTTCAATTGGTCATCCCCACCTGGGTCGAGTTCTGAGCATATCTTGTTGCCAAAATCCTGTAGCTCGCCCCTCCCAAATTTTGGGGTGTGGTGTGGTGGCATTGAGTTTGTAAGCTCCCAGTACGCATTTGTATGGAAGCCAGTTAGCGAGAAGCCTTCTGTGAGCGCCAGATCATAAATCTTTTTGGCCGGGAGCCTAGGCACCTCTGGAAAGACATCTGGGGGATGTAGCACCCACAACCTTGACTGTGAAGTTAATGTGGGGCCACGGGGCTCACCTCGTTGCGCACATCCCGGCGTGGTGTACCGCAACCACCTATCATCAGTGAGTGCTTGGATAAGCACGCCCATGGTGCGCAATAGCTTGTACCATTCAACTTGGTCACCAACTTGGTACAGGATCATCTGCCACACACCCACTTCCGTGCAGGTGTAAGTGACACCAGCCCCACCGTGGTGAATCACCAAGTCAAAGTCAGCCAGAAATTCACCATGTTCCCGGTACGGAGCCACGTTGATTCGTGTAGGGGGGAACAAATGTGTCCACCTGCCATCGACTGTGATTTCATGGTTGGAGTCTACCAACTGTTGGATAACCTCCAGTGTGCTCTGTTTCAAATTTTCACACGAGCCCATGGAGAAGTACACTTTGCCTCGGTGGTAGTCTGGTCGCGAGCGCAGCCTGTTTGCTGGTGCTCGCAGCACCCCAGGTGGCACCTCTGACATACCAGATAACTTGCATTGGCACCAGGTCCCGCTGCCAG